GAACTTATTTTCGTTTAACAAGGCTTCTTTTTGCTTAGACAAAATTGCATTTGCTGAACGCCCCACTCCTGAATACACTAAAAGCAAGTTTTGCTCAAAACTTTTTAATACGTTTTGATCTACTACATCATCTAGACTATCGACAGTAACTTTACCCGATGGATGGAACTCAAACATATTGAATCCGCCATATGCAGCTGCATACTGATCTTGCTTACCTATAGGGTAACCACACTTTTCAATCTCAATTTGACATGCTGCTAACGCAAGTTCTCTACGCGTGGAAGATTGATTAACGAAGGATTGCATCGCATTACACAGTCCGACAGTAAATGCACTAGAAGATCCTAGACCAGAACCTTTGGCTATGATGTCCGATACAGATGTGACTGTAATTTCCCTAGGCAGATTGTACTTTAACAGAGTTTGACTCACGATGTCATTTTGCATTTTGTAAACATCATCATAATCTTCAACCTTATCGTACATCACGCGAACTCCGATAGCCGGAGTCTGATGGACAGACACGTAGTTGAACTTATCAATTGTGGCTGATAATGCCGCTCCTTTTTCTCGTTCGTAGAAGGCAGCCATGTCGCTGCCTCCCGAGAAAAAGCTAATTCTTAGAGGCGTTCTTGTGACAATCATGATGTCTTATACACAAACATTTTGCTGGTTGGAAATTTCCGACTTTCGATCGTGGGGTAAGTCTGAGCAGCGTCGTTCAACAAATCCTCCCATTGACTTTTAATTTTCTGAATGTTGTATCTCGCGTCAACAAATTGCTTGTTCAAATTTACCATGTCGAAATGTTCGCGTTTACGAATCATTGTAATGGATTTTTTTAATTCCTCAGCGAACAGAAACGCATGTCGGTTTAAATCGCCATGCCAAGGATACATCATGTTCAATCCTCCGGAAGTTTCCGGAAGTGCTCCGTAATTCGGATGAACGCAAACCAAACCTGATGTCATAGCTTCGAGCATCGATCTGCAGCTAGTCTCAACCCAAATAGAAGGATAAGCAAAAATATCATAATTATTTAGGTTATTTCGAAGAACATCGTTGGGTTGAAACCCATGATACGTCATTTGCGGGTGATTTCGAATCGTGTCGTACAACGCCTCGAATTGCTGATCTGCTGCATCCCAACCGTAAATTTTAAAGCTAGAATAGATGTGCAAATGAATTTTGGAGTCCGTTTTCGCCAAATTATCGAACGCGGCGACTAGTATGTTCAAACCGCGTTGAGGAGTCGATGTGTATACCATATGTATTACATCATCGTCGTTACGATTTCTAAGGGAAGGATCAGCTGGCTCTATACCAGATTCTAGAACTACGGACTTATCGTCATGAGGAAATCCATGAATCATCTGATAGCGCTGCATTTGCCAATTGGAGATAAACACAAACTTGTGAAAATTATCACAGAAGCTTTTATCTTTGAATTTAGCTGATTCGGGATCCTCAGCTAGATCATGCGCCCAGAAGATCCGGATCTTGTCCTCTTTTAGTTCTCTGGGTCGGGAACAAATTATTTGGAAATTTTCAAGCAACTCGGGATCTAAGATTTGAGCGAGCTTGCGTTTTGCGAGTTCTGTCCCGCCAAAAGCTTTGGCGGAAACATCGTTTTCTTCAAAAGCGGTCATACAGAAATCGTAAACCCAGAGCTTAGAGCGTCGTTGTAGAACATTTTGACTGTATCAAGGGAGAACTCGGCGAGATCTTTACCAAACTTATCAACCTTCTTAATCAAATCAATTGGCATAGTAATGATATCACAACCGGCTTCGATGGCTTCATTGTACGCATAAGCCTGACGAGAACTCGCCCACAGAATTTCTACATTGTAATCAACATACTTTGATTGTTTACGAAGAGCAGAAATTTGTCGCGTCAGCGTCACTGCATTTCGTCCTGTGTCAGCGATTCTACCTGAAAATACTGACACAATCGAAGGAGTTAGTGGATTAAGCGCTTCTAAAATTTCATTCGCCTGATCTAGCGTAAAAACGGCGGTTACATTGCACTTAACGCCGCGATTGCTCAGTTCACGAACTACTTTAGCAGTTGATTCGCCTTTAGTATTAGTTACTGGAATTTTGACGTATACATCATACTTTTGAGACCAACTATTGATGACCATTGCTTGCGCAAAGATTCCTTCCATAGTGTCATCGAAGACTTCTAAGCTGAGACTAGTTTCAGGACGCTTTTCGTAAAGTTTGCTAATCACATTCTTAGCAAATCTTTCATAATCACTTACTCCTGCTTGTCGCATAAGAGTGGGATTAGTAGTAAAACCAGATACCTTGGGATTATTAGCAGCTTCCATAATCCCTTGCTCATCAGCACCATCACTAAACAGTTTAATCATGATTTTCTCCACAAATTAGTTTACATGCATTATTAAGGTCGTCGACAACATAATCGGGGACTATGTGAACGTGATTAACTGGCGTCACATACTCTTTGCCAATGTAGATTGTCTTTAATTGGGATCGGTGGCCACAGACAATGTCTTTCCAGCTGTCCCCTACCATATAACTGGATTTTCTATCAACATCATAGGCTGATACAAAGTATTCTATAATCCCGTTATTTGGCTTATAGTATATAGAGTTGCGTTCTAGAGCAATTCCTATATCATCAAATCCTAGTTTGTAGATTTCTGACATCATGCTATCAAGATCGCTTATGCTCAACCAGCCATCATGCACGTCAGGTTGATTAGTCACACACAATCTAAGAAAGTTATTGTCTTTGCAGCGTTGCACAACTTGTTTTGTTTCTGGTAAAATTGTAAATTCGTCTAGATTCCAAGGAGCTGTAAACGCTTGCTTTTCTTTATGCCATACAAGCTTATTTAGAACTCCGTCTTTGTCAAAAAAGACGGCTTTATTACCACTTTGTTGCATTTATTTGCAAGTCAGGATGGGACACTATGCAATGCCAGACTACTGCTTGAAATGCTTCAGAGTGGGGTGTGATGCGTGCTGGTGAAGCTACAGGAACAACTACGCAAGCATCAGCGTTCTGTGATGTATATCCATCAGGTCGTCCAACGACGCCAACGACCTTAGCTCCTAATTCCTTGCAATAATCGATTGCACTAATCAACCCAATAGAAACATTCTTCTCTTTATTTCCACCACCAACAGACAAAACAAATATAACATCATCATTAGACATGCGTGACGTCTCAAGATACTTCACAAAAATTGTATCAAAGCCTTCATCGTTGGTTCTAGCCGTAACCTCTGAAGCATTGTCTGTCGGGCAATAAGCTTCAATATTACATAACTTCCGAAGATCGTTAACCATATGTGATGCATTGCCAGCAGATCCACCTACCCCAATGACAAATACTCTTCGCGCATCCTTGAGAATGTTAACAATTTTTTCTATTTGAGTAGCATCAATAGTGTTGGCTATCAATGCTACTTCATTTAAAAATTCACGTGCAAAATCTTGATTCATAATATTAGCTTTTAGCATTTCTAATCCTTTCTCGTAAACATGAAGAACTCCAATTATGTGATCTGTCTATGTAATGAACATGAATACGACGAGAATCACAAATGTGTTCGCCCGTTATTGATTTACCAACATAATCAGATCCAATGAACCTAACATCAATCGGCAAAACAGCAAGCATATGTTCTAAATCTTGCTCGGTGTCATATGGAATAATTTCAGCCTGGAGATTGAGAGCATTGATTTGATACCAACGCTCGAATACTGTCTGAATTGGTCTATTCTTAGTATCTGGGCGATCAATAGTTGGATCGGTGTGAAGACCGATTATAAGCCAGTTGCATAACTTACTACATTCTAAAAGAAGATGTACATGGCCTGGATGTAAAAGATCGAAGGCGCCACAGATAAACCCCACAGGGCCTTTTTTTTCGTCAGGATTCATTGCTTCCAGCCTGGCGCTTAAGGAATGCGCGGCGAAGATGCTTAGCACCAAAGTGCTTGACTACGAGCGCCTCTACAACCTTTTCGTCAAAAGGCTTGCAGCTGAACACATCAAGATACATTGTATCATCTTCATCCACAAAGTGGGCACAGATGTTGCTGGTCTCGATGAGTTGGACCAGTGTATAGCCAGCCTTGTCGCCGCTACCGAAGTGCACAATCTGTGGTTCACCATACGCAACCATGTCGATATCCTCGACAAGTTTCTTGGTAAACTTCCAAATGGTATCATAATCGGTGATAGCTTCGTGACTGCATCCTGCGCAGTCGAGCATGAGGTGGTAGCCCCAGTTAGACATTATTTTTGGTTCCTATCAAGAATTGTGGTGGGCTTGGCAATACGTAACAGATTCAATACGAAAAGATCGCCAAGCATTCTTTTCTACATCCCAAGCCGCAATGACATTAGGATTCTGTTGATGAAAAGTCTTCTCTTCATTCTGCTCTTCAAAGTCCTTTCGATAAGACTCCGGAAGCATGCTAGGTAGAAGAGTGCATCGGAGCACTCGAGATTCACCATTAGCCTTGGTGAAGTGGACATCAACAACCGAAGTGCGAAGGCCCTTCAGAAGTTCGTTTTGCTCGTACATTATATATGTCTCCGCTTACTCAGTAAGTAAGATCTGTTCGGAAGACCCACGATTGAGTTCTTCCTTAAGTTCAGTATATCCACCGATATGCATTCCGTCAACCACTACCACCGGGAATGACTTGGCATAAGGAAACTTTTCAAGTAGAACTTCTCGGGTAAAATGCACACTTAGCTTTTGCTCTGTAAAGCTAATACCCTTATTCTTAAGCAGATTGGCGGCTGCAGTACAATACTTGCAGCCATCCTTACTGTATAACTCTACCTTCACAGTATAGCCTCAGATGCCGTAACCTCTACTACAGTGTAGCGCTGAGATGGATTGGACATACCCGAAAAGTAATTCATGAACTTTTGAATTGCTTCGTCAATATTTGATGCATTGACAATGCGGCGCTGATCCGAGAAAATAGCAGAAGCGCCTTCTTGATCAAGGCGAACCTTACCTTCTACAAAGAAGACCAAACTACTTGGTGCAACCCATGGCGTATATTCCGGAAAGGTTGGCAAGGCAAGTGCTGCCTGTGCATTCATTACCTGTGGTGTTACAGCCTCTTGTGACATGACCTGCTGATAGAGTTCCTCGCTCTTATCATAGTCAAACTCTGGCGGCTGTTCTGCAGGCTTGGGTGCTGCATTCTTACGTGGTCTAGCCATATTAATTAGTCTCCTGTATAATAATGTCAACGACAAGGTTAACAACTCCTCTATCTATCATTCCAAGGAGCTGCGCGGCTCTCATGCTTAAGTCAAATTCTCTTCCTTTAATCATTGGACCTCTGTCATTGACTCTCACAACAACAATATTACCATTTGAAGGATTAGTAAATTTAACCATAGTATTAAATGGAAGAGTCCTATGAGCTACCGTGAGACCCATAGGATTATATCTCTCTCCATTGGCGGTTATTGTACCATGCCTATACCAAGAGGTACGAGCAATGTACGTATTAGTGACTGAACTTCTAGTAGCGGACTGATGTCTCACTCTAGTCTCTTGGGTAAGAGCATTGCTTGCGGAGCCGACTTGGGCGTCGGACCTAGTAGCCTCTGATCTAGTGGTTTGTATTTGTGGCGAAGTGAGTCCTGCGCAGGACCCTAATAAAGCTATGCTCAAACCCAAAAGTGCACGATTAAGACTGCACTTTTGCAAGTTTGTCTCCTGTTTGGTTTATTTAGGCAGCAATAGCCTTGAAACGATCTGCAGCAATACTAGCCGCAAACGCGTGTGGCTTTACCTTGGGCTTCATATTACAAGTACCCATGATATACCCAATTGCCTGTGTGACTACACAAGAAGAACCAAAACGCTCATCCGGATTAATGTCCAGATGAATCTCAACAGATCTATTACTGATTACATCTAAAAGTTTGTAATAGAGATCAGCAACTTTTGTCACTTCATTCATCAGTCTGAGTGATGGACGGTTAGGTCTATAGTCGTAGTCTTGTTCACGTGTAACCTCACCAAAGATCTTAGCACCATGCTTTCCATCAATGTGGACAACTACAACAGTTGCATAATCAGCATACCACTTATCACCAAGCTTAAATCGCTCGGAGTCGGCGCCAATGTAGATCTTTGATGTGTTTGAGCAACGCTGTATGTATTGCTTGACTTCTTCAATGTCCATATTCATAGGACGGTTCTTTCCTTAGCTACAAGTACATTGTACCACACTGCTAGAAAAAGTCAACCTTTTCGTAGGTGTGATCTATGGACTCTTACCATAATAGCGTCATTATAGAATCTGTCTGATTCCAGCACGCCAAGTTCAAACTGATATTTGGCTTCGTAGTAGTTCATCTCACCTCTATTCTTACAGAGACGAAGAATCTTTCTTGTAAATTTGGTATCGCCAAGTTCTTTTACATCTTCTTGTAGAACTTTGTTCGAGCCCCAATAGCTTCTCCAATCTGAGTCAACCAAGATCTTTTTGTTCTTGCCTTTGACTTTCTTGGTGCGCTTGAACTTTAAGAGCTTCTTTCCAATGTATAGTCTACCATTGTTTATATTCTCAATTACATAGACAAATCCGATATAGCTTTCAAGCGCTGATTCGTCAACTGGTGTATCATCATATAGCCACATAGAGGAGAGTCTCCTTCCCCTCTATATAGGCCAAGTTAGTCCTTACGAGAAGTCTTCTCGGCCACCATCAGGCCAATCATCACCATCGTCGTCATTATCAACTTCCAAAGCTTCATTGAGCGCTGCATCAAGCACATGATCAATGTCAAAACATTCGTCGAGTGTATCGCAGTCTCTTTCCATAAATGCTACAATCATTGCATCATAAACAGTTCTGCGCTCATCATTATCTGTTACGTTGTCTGCGATTACCTCAGCAATGTCTGCAAACAAACTTGATCCGCTAGCCCAACCCATTATAGACTCATCCCCTTTAGTGTGTCGGCAGAGACGTCCTTCTTGACGCCGCCGACGATGTATGATGTGATTTGTGTTTCTTGCGGTGCTACTTGTACATCAGAACCACTAATCCACTTTTGTGTCCATGGAAGCGGATTCGGTCCAGTTTTATATAGGAGCGGCAGACCGACTGCCTGCAAGCGCTTGTTAGTAATCCACTCTACATACTCAGCAAGAATCTTTTCGTTGAGTCCAATCATCGATCCATCCTTAAAGAGATAGGATGCCCACGCCATTTCCTGACAAGCGGCTGACCGGAACATTTCAAGGCACTCTTCCTTGGTCTCCTCACGGATCTTTGCAAAGTCAGGATCATCAGTCGGAAGAACCTTAAGCAACTGCTGAGTACTAGCAAGGTGCAGATTCTCATCACGAGCAATCAGCTTGATGATCTTAGCATTGCCTTCCATCTTCTTTAGTTCAGCAAATGCCCATGAACAAGCAAAGCTGACATAGAAGCGGATACCTTCAAGAATGTTGACTGACATTAAGGAAAGCCAAAGTGCTCGCTTGTGTGGATAAGAACCATACGCAGCGCTCATTACGCTATTGCCGTCATTATTCATTTGGATCAGATCATCATAGTTCTTGCTGATGTCCTTAGCACAGTCAACAATTTCCTGCATGCTAAGGATATCGTCAAGCACCTTAGACGGATCGCTATACACATTACGAATGATATGAGTATAGGAACGAGAGTGAACCGACTCACTGAACGTCCATGCAATGATCCAATTTTCCAACTCGGGTAGAGAAGCAATAGGACTAAACGCGGCCGTTGGTGCACGTCCCTGCACAGAATCAAGAAGAATCTGGCGCTTCAGGTTGCTGGTAAAGATGTGCTGCTCATGCTTTGACAACTCACGAAAGTCCTTGGAGTCGCGCATAAGATCGACTTCCTCAGGAACCCAAAAGAAACCCATTTGCTGACGCGTCAACTTTTCTAGGAATGGATACTTCTGCTTGTCAAAGCGTGCAATGGTAGGTGCCTTATCAAAGAATGCACGAACCTTAAGATGGTCTTGCTTGTTGTCAGAGTCAAATACGCTGTAAGTCATAGTGTTCTTCCAATCGTTATGTTTTTCTGAGCTCTGATGTCTCTGTTGCTCCAAGTCCAGCATTCGCTGGTTTCATCTTGAAAGCAAACCCATAGCAAGTTGTGCTCTAGACCGTAGTCCAGAAGCACAACTGCCATTGCACTTCCCCGTGGAGTAGTCACCGGGATTGGTGGATCAAGTTGCAAAATCATATCTTGCAACTATCGCAATCTTCTTCAACAATATTTTCGGCCCCGCGAGGCTCTTCAGTAGAGACCTCACCAGCACCGTCGTATGTATTGAAGTAATAGAGTTGCTTACCGCCGTACTTGTAGAACATGATCATATGCTTCATTATTTCAGACATAGGAATCCTGTGTACTGTTTCACCTTCTTCAAGAGGATAGTGCTCAGGATTGTAACTTGTGTTGACAGAGATACCTTGGTCAATGAACTTTTGCAATACTGCACAGATCTTCAAGTAACCTTCCGGCGATTTTTGATCCCATAGTAGATCATACTTATTCTTCAGCTTACGTACTTCAGGAACCACCTGCTTTAGCACACCATCTTTAGAACCCTTAATTGATACAAGAGCGCGGGGCGGTTCAATACCGTTAGTCGAGTTCGAAACCTGGGCAGATGTTTCGGACGGCATCAGTGCCATTAGGGTGGAGTTACGAATGCCATGTTTACCGGCCATAACGCGAAGGTTATGCCAATCCATATTATACACCGGATTCACCAATTCGTCAACATCTCTTTTGTAGGTGTCGATTGGGAACTGTCCGTAGTGATACTTAGTCTGGTTAGACCAAGCACATGCACCCTTTTCTGCAGCAAGATCAATAGAAGCCTTGATCAGGTAATACGACCATGCTTCCGTATACTCATGAATCTTTTGCAGACCTTCTGGCGTTATGTTCTGATAAGTAAGATCATTGCGAGCGAGCCAGTAAGCAAAGTTGACAATACCAATTCCAAGCGGTCTTCTTGACAGTGTTGATCTTTCTGCCGCAACAACCGGATAGTTCTGATAAGACAATAGCTCATCCAAAGCGCGGACAATAAGAGTGCAAAGACGTTCAAAATCACGAGGATCACGGATCTTCCCCCAGTTAATTGCTGCAAGAGTGCATAGTGAAATTTCACCTTTCGGGTCATGCAGGCTGTTTAGTGCTTTTGTAGGCAGAGTAATTTCTTGGCACAAATTGGACTGTTTAATTGGCGCTTGATACTTATCAAATGACCCATGATCGTTAGCATGATCAACATTCATTAGATAGATGCGCCCGGTATCTTTGCGCTCTTGAAGAAACATAGAGAACAAGTCAAGTGCCGAAACAGTCTTCTTGCGAATGTTTGGATTCTTTTCTGCGGCCTCATATAAGTCACGAAACTTATCGACGTCTACAAAGAAAGCATCGTACATTTCGCGCGCATCATTTGGATCAAACAGAGTGATGTTACCGCTGGTAAGTAAACGTTCGTACATGACCTTGTTGAACAAGATTGAATAGTCCATGTTGCGAACGCGATTTTCGTCAGTGCCCTTGTTATTCTTCAGAACTACAAGATCTTCAATCTCCAAGTGCCAAAAGACTGTGTGAATGGT